TGGTTGGCGGTGAGTGCGTAGCTGGGGTTGCACAGCGAATGGTGGACACGGGTACCACCCTTAGGATGCTGGCGACCGTGATCGCATCAGTCAACGCGCTGACCTCCATCTTTGCATATACTCAACCTAACAACACTGCAGGTGGCAACGCGACATCCGGCGCACGAAGAACCTATCCTTTGAACACGACTATTCTAAATGAGATTGGCGGAGCCTCCCTAAATACTACAGGGCCAGACATCAATAAGATGGTACTGCCAGCAGGCACCTACGAAGTCGATGCCGCAGCTTGTTTCTTCGTTACGGCAGCCACAAGGCTATTCCTCTTTGATGACACTGCTGCCGCCGATATCAGTTCAGCAGTTAGCGCTCAGAGCCAAGCGGAGAATCCTGGTAACCCTTCGCTTGTAGGCAAGTTCAGTTTAACGGTAACGTCGACTATTTCATTCCAATATAGAGTCCTAACTACTCGGAATACTGATGGCCTTGGACGGGCAGGAAGTATGTCAGAGACTCAGCAATTCGGCTACGTCCGATTTAAGAAGGTAGCATAAAATGGCTTCCCATCCAATTTCCCAGGTTATAGTTGATAACGTCAGAGTCGACAAAGACGCCTTCCGTCTATACACCGAGGTTCGCCAAGTTCTTGTTCTCGCAAACGGGAATGAAATCCAAGGCTTTGAACTGCCCAACACTACAGTCGTTATCGTAGGCGCAGCAGCTTACGGCTATGACCCACTGGATACTACTAGCGTTCACAACGGTACCTCCGTACTGGTAGATGGTACTCTGCCGACAGGACGTCGCTATATCCCGGGAGGCATTGCAGCGGATGCAGTCACGAACGCCATGCTATCGGAGATGCCCCTCTATAGTATCAAAGCAAACGCGACTGCGGGTACCGCTAACCCAACAGACGTCGTGCGTGCAGGCCTAACCAATGTCGCAGCCGCTACCACCCACAGAGCAATTGGTTGGCTGTCTACTGGTGAACTTCGTTCCTTTGATCTTGGCAATCTTGCAGGCCTGAATACTGTCGGCACAACACAGATCGATGACGATGCTGTTACATACGCTAAGATCCAAAACATTAATACTGCCCGTATTCTGGGGCGTAATACGGCCGCCGCGGGTGACGTTGAAGAGCTTACCTTAGCACCCGACCACGAGTTCAACGTACTTGCTATTCGTCTGGCCGCGTGGTCTGGTGGTGACATCACAAAGGCTGCCGGTGCTACGAGTGGAACCATCATTAACGACTCTGTTACGTATGCTAAGATCCAGAACATTTCTGTAACCCAACGCGTTCTAGGTAGGAATACGGCAGCTGCGGGAGATACCGAAGAAGTTACCGCAACGCAAGTGCTCGATTGGATAGGTGCCACTCAGGGGCAAGTTCTCTTTAGAGGTGCAGGTGCTTGGACTGCATTGGCTGCAGGCACAGCCGCCTTCTATCTGAGAGCTGCCGGAGCAGCAGCCAACCCAACATGGCAGGCTATTACGGCAGCGGAAGTAGTCAACACAGCTGCAGGCAACATCGCTGCGACCACTGTCCAGACAGCTATCAATGAACTCGATACTGAAAAGGCCGGTCTTGCCCTTGCCAATATCTTCTCTACGACTCAGACGATTCAATCTATTAGTGGTACTTCAGGGGAAGGACCCCTGTTAATACTAGATAGGTTCTCTGGATCCCCAGCAGCTGCTGACTTCCTAGGCTCTATTGAATGGCATGGAAGATCTTCCACAGCCGTAGAACGTACCTACGCCGACATTAGGGGATTTATTACGTCCCCAACCAATCTAGCGGAGGCTGGAGGTATTGAATTTAATACAATGCAGTCAGGTACTGCAGCAGCTAGATTTCGTGTTGGCCTTGGTCTCTATTACTCCTCAGGCTCGGATATGGGGGCTAATACTATCAATGCCATCGACTTCTTCGACAGTGGTGTGAACATCAATACCATTTACCAGGGGTTGGACGCAACCCTTACAGCATTAGCTGCCTACTCTACAGTAGGCATTGTTACGATGACTGCAGCAGACACCTTTGCCGGCCGTACTCTCACCGCGCCAGCTGCTGGGCTTACAATCTCCAACCCAGCTGGTACGGCCGGCAATCCTACCTTTGCTCTTGCAAATGATCTTGGTGCTCTCGAAGGTCTAGGATCAACAGGTATTGCAGTCCGCTCAGCAGCAGACACTTGGGTACAGCGGTCCGTCGTGGGTACCGCATCCCAAATTACAGTAACAAACGGAGATGGCGTTGCAGGCAACCCAACTATCTCCCTGCCTGCGGATGTACTCATCCCAACGATCTTGACAGTACCTAATTCAGGTCTTCACTTGCTGGATACTAATGCCAGCCACGATCTTATTATAACTCCAGGTTCAGATCTAACATTAGACCGCATCCTAACATTGGTGACAGGTGACGCCGCTCGTACACTTGACATAAGCGCGGGATCTGTAACGATCAGTGCCTTCGGTGCGTCCCTCATAGACGACGCAGCTGCGGTCAATGCTCGTACAACGTTGGGGCTTGTTATCGGTACTGATGTTCAGGCACAGGATGCTGAACTTGCAGCCATTGCGGGTCTTACGTCTGCCGCCAATAAGGGCATTACATTTACTGGTGTCGGTACAGCGGCAACATACGACCTATCAGCCTTCGCACTTACCTTCCTCGATGACGTCGCAGCCGTCAACGTTCGTTCTACGCTTGGGCTTATCATCGGTACAGATGTACAAGCACAAAATGCCCGCCTCGCAGATGTCGCCGCCATCTCTTGGGTACAGGGCGATGTTATGTATTTCAATGGTACCAACCTAGTTCGATTGCCCCCAGGCACCAGCGGCCAATTCCTTAAGACGTTCGGGGCTGCTGCTAACCCTGCATGGGCCACGTTGGCTGGTGGCGGCGACATGCTTGCCTCCAACAACCTGTCAGACCTCGGTAGTATCGTAACTGCCCGTACCAACCTAGACGTTGACCAACTTGGTACAATTTCTGGTGTTAATAATCAGACAGGCACAACCTATACGACGGTTGCGGGCGATCGGGGCAAGGCGGTCACGATGAACAACGCCGCCGCCAATACACTTACGTTTCCTAGCAATGCCTCGGTCGCGTACCCAATTAACACCCAGATCCACATTGTCCAGTTGGGGGCAGGTCAGACTACTATTGCCCTTACGACTGATACCCTCCGTTCAGCGGGTGGTAAGACTAAGTTAGTGGGCCAGTACTCGGCAGCCACCATGCTTAAGATTGCCGCCACTGAGTGGGTCCTGATCGGAGATATCACGGCATGACAATGATGAACATGAACATGAATCGACATGCACGCAAAGCGATCCTAGCATCCCTTGTGGCTTCCCAGATGATTACGCCTGCTGAGGCGAGGTCGGCCATAGTGTATGTCCCATCAGCTCCTGCCATTATAAGGCCTGCAAGTTTGTGGGTGCCGTACGAGAAGAAGCTGATCAAGAAAGAACACCCTCTGCTAGGTGGGCCAGTTCCTATTGGGGTGTTTGCGGTTGCAGGTTCAGGAGGAGGTACAAGTCTGGTCAACGGCTATCGCAACAGCTACGTGGACGCAACTACTCAGACTAATTATAGCTTTGCAACGTGCGATCTTGGAACGCCTCATGCAACTCGCATGGTTGTGGTTGTTGCTAGGGCAAGTGATATAGCAATATCAGCCTGTACCGTAGATGGGACCGCAGCCACATCGGTTATAGCTGTAACTAACGCGGGTCGTAGAATTAGTATGTGGCGTGCAGCATCGACTGCTAATGCCACGGGCACGATTGCCCTTACCAATGCTCCTGCGATCAATGGCACAATCCATGTGTTTGCTATCTACCCTGCAAGCCAGACCCCAACAGGTACTACATCTGTACACGGAGGCACTTCGCCGCAAACGGCTCTCAACTTGGTCAAGACAGATGCTGGATTTACTATAATTGGGGTGACTGCTACAGGGGGTGCCGCAGGGGCAGTCACGCAGACAGGGGCAGAAACCATCATTGAAGATTACGATGCGGAAGTCGAAGCTGGTGCACGAACAATGGCGGGTCATCATGTCAACACAGCTACTACATCTACGGACGATTATACTGCTACGTTTGTAGGAGCTTCTGGTGTTGGTTTGGTTGTAGCGTCGTGGTTATAAGAAACAGGTTGGTGTAATGAAGCACTACATAAGAGAGAATTGGGACATATGGACGCCTCATCGTATACTGGAATGGGGTTGTCCTATGGTCGTCTCAATAGTCAGTTACGTATACTGGGATTATTGATAAGGAGAGACTTATGTATACAGGTAATCGTGGACGTAATCGTCGCCAACCACAACAGTCCCAATCAGGACCTACAGTCAAGGAGTTGTTGTACCAAATTCTATACCGCCAGTCAGTACAAGGGCGCATGCTGGTAAGATCTTTGCGGTATGGAAGAATAGCACTAAGTGCGCTCAGTCAAATCCATGGAATGGAGTCTAATGAAATGTTTAATGTCCAAAGACTAATCGACGCCGCAAAGGCACAGACCGATGCAGTTGTTGCAATGAAGGGTGTTCTTGACAAAGCACTTGCTGATCTTCGCGATGCCCAAGACGATCCTGAGCAACTCGAAGCTGCCTTGACAGCATTCGAGGCTAACACCGCTGTTATGGCTGCAGCAGCTGCTTCGGGTACCCCAGTTGATGCTGGTCCCGTACCCCCAGTAGTTGTTACTCCCGGCTCACAGGGTGGTGGTTCCAACGAAGCCTAGTGGCGACGTTACTACCATCTACACACTTGGCCGTGGAGCTAATCAAGGCCCCACGGCTACTCCAATGGAGTCATGTATGAAAACGGCATTTACGCTTGCACGGTTAGTTCCTCTCGTACTGCCCCTGATGTGTACTGTTGCTTTTGCACAACAGATCCCCGGCAGGTCAACATACCAAGGCACATCGGGAGATCCTTTGGTAGTCCAACAGGGTTCAACCCCAAATCCAGACCCGACTAAACTGACGGCTGATGCAATTCAGGCGCTTAGAGGGGAATTGACCCGGCTTTGGGATGAAAGGTTTGCCAATCTCACAAAGCAGATTGACCGAAATCAGCTTCGCCTTGATCTAGCTGACGCTTCAGTGAAAAGCGCAATAATCGATAGTGAAAAACTTACCAGTGAGAAATTCAAGGGCCTGTCTGACCAGCAAGTCCAACGCGACAACAACCTTGCCCTTGCTCTGACTGCACAGCAGAAGTCGGTGGCCGACCAGAACTTGAGTAACCTCACCGCCGCTGATAAGGCCGAGAAGAATTTCAAGGAACAGATTGCAGGTATTCAAAACATATTGGCGCAGCAGGACAAAACCTCAGCTGACAAGATTAACGATCTCAAGGATCGTATAACCACAATCGAAAGCGCAAGCACGGGGGCTGGGGGAGCAGTTAATTGGATTGCTATAGGTGTAGGCTTGTTTTTTACCATTGTCGGTGGTATTATGGGAGTTGTTTCTTTTATTGGCCGGCCAGTTCCAGTTCCAGTTCCAGTAGTACAATACGACGACGGCAACGGCAACGGCAGCGGCAGAAGAAGGAATACTCGCTAACATTATAACCCAAACCCAACCCCTTAGGAGGTAAAGTACCATGACAACGAATCTATCGAAGTTAAAAGCCACGATTACACAGACCACCCTCAGCACTGTGCTTGAAGCAGTACGTCTCGCAGGTGGCGTGTTAAGGGAGGGATCCAATGGCCCAAACATTAAAGTACTACAGCAGGCTTTGCGTCGTGCTGGCCACGAGCTTGTTGTTGATGGCGATTATGGCGGTATTACTCGTGCTGCCGTCGAACGCTTCCAAGCAGCTTCCCGAGTTGCAGCTGACGGAATGGTTGGCCCAATCACGGCAACCTATCTGGATGCGGTCAAGTCTGTTCCGACCCTTCCGTCAGTACCGATGCCTTCGGTACTCAAAACCGCCCCCTGGCTTGCTCGTATGCGGGCTATCACCGGTACTAAGGAAATTCCTGGTGCCAAATCAAACCCCATCATTCTTTCCTGGAAGGCAGAACTGATAGGGCGTTATCCTGTCTTGAGGCCCAACCTTGACTGGTACGTCAACGACGATACTCCCTGGTGTGGATATGGGTGCGGCTATGCCGTTGGTTGTTGTGATCCTGGATATATGCCTCCGCTACAATTACTACGTGCGCTCGCTTGGGCTGACTGGGGACAGGAACTCAAGGTTCCCGTTCAGGGGGCCATTGCGGTCAAGGCTCGTAAAGGTGGTGGACATGTCACTCTAGTCGAAGGCCAATCGAAGGACGGGCGTACTCTATACTGTCGCGGGGCCAATCAACACGACATGATCAACGTCGCCGAATATCCTACGGCAGCCTTCAAGACGTTCCGTTGGCCTACAGGTGCCGTACTTCCAGCAATGAAGCCCAACATTACCACCATCGCACAACTTGGCAACGTCGCCAAGAACGTCACGGAGGCCTAACACTATGATGAAGACACATGATCACCCATACGAGATTACCTCGACACCAGAAGGCGAGTACAAGATCAACGCAGCCAAGGGAGGCTCTTACGGTCCATTCAAGTCTTTGGAGCTGGCTAAGGAAGGTCTGAAGCTCATAATCAACCCAGACAAGCACTACTTCGACGAAGAGGGTGTCGAGATCATATTCGGGACGGAGGCACCCAAATGACCCAGACCCTACTTACCGTTAGGCCGACCATCACGAATCCGGAACCAACAACGCCAGGCCTTGCCTTCGAGGATATGTGGCCGAAGGAAGACTTCTACGGTAACGGACATTCCTACGAACGGATGATGGTCCCTGAAGGCTGGGCCAAGCTGAAACGGTGGGAACGGTTCATGTCTAAGAAGTACGTGGATACTACTATCCACAATCCTGACGGAACCACAACTGAAGTCTGGGCCATTTGCTACGGCCACTCTGGCCACTCTGGTGTGTGGCCTTCACAGCAGGAGATCATTGACAACAACTACGAGTTCACCCAAGAGGAAGCTTGGGACATCTTGCAAAAGGACATGCATGCGGAATACATCCCACAACTGTCTCGCCTCATTAAGGTCAACGTTACCTCCTACATGTTTAGCGGATTACTGCTGATCTTCTTCAATATGGGTGAGACCAAGTTCAAGAAGACCGCGATCCTGCCTATCCTGCATACAGGTAAGTATTTGGCCGCCTGCACAGCATTCTTAGTATTGCCAGACGGAACCACTACTAACAACAAAGCCGGGAACGTATCAGGAGTACTCGTAATGCAAAATGGTCTCTCTTGCAGACGTGCAGACGAGATGAGCCTCTACCTGACACGAATTGACAGATAAGGAGTGGTCGAATGAAAAATACAGTCAAGGCTATCATCACCGCGGGAGCCGTATTCGGCGCAATATCGTCAATTGCTTACGGTGCATGGAAGTTCGGAGACTATACTGGCGTCCGGCCTATTATCAAGTTGGAGTTCAGTAAATTCCGGGATAGTGAATTTAAGTTGGCAATGGACCAAGCCCAACAGAACACTCTCGCTATCGTCAAGAATGAGTTCGGCTATTTACAGGATAAGTTGAAGTACGGAGAACTTACCTTCGAGGAGAAGGAATCACGCTGTAAGGCCGCACAGATTCTCGAATACACAACCGTTGAGGGATGCGCACCTAGTACGGGTACGCCCGACTTCATCGTTAAACCAGAGCCATTCCCACCCCAATAGAAAGGAGGTGAACGTTATGAAAAAACAAAAACCAAAGCCAGGCAAGCCGAAGCCTGGCAAACCAACGTACGGCAAATAGTGTAGTGCAGTGCAGTGCATACAACCCACCTAACACGAAAGGATAATAAATGAAAACCTACCTTAAGTACGTGAAGTACTTGGCAATCGTAGGAGGCCTTGCGATCGCTGCATTCCTCTTGCCAGACATAGGGCCTATTGACGCTTGGGCTCAAACCACGACCCCAGCAGACGTTACTACCACAGTAACAACCACTGCACCTCCCCTAACGGACACGCAGGTAAATATTGCCACAATTAGGGATACCCTAGTCGTGATCGGAGGTACAGTTCTGACGGCTATTCTGTCATGGATCGGTATTGCCGTAAGGGCGTACTTCGCCTCCAAGCGCGACCTCGATAAGACCACGTTGGATGAGAAGTTCCAAGCGATCTTCGACGTGGCTGCCAAGAGGGGTATTGCGTACTCTGAGACCTTCTTGAAGGAGAAGATCCCTGACACGATAGACCCAAAGAGTGTGTTCGTTAAGACCGCTGCTGACTATATCATTAACCATTGGCCGGACATTGTTAAGGCTACGGGGATGACAGAGCAGAACGTAATGGACGCAGTAATCTCTCGTCTGCCAAGCCCCACAGGTAAGGAAGCTGACCAACTTGCCCTTATTAAGGCAGGCGCAGCAGCTCCCGCGACGATTGCGGTCGCAGCAGCCCCAAAGGCGTAGGGCTAAGCGATGGGCAGTCTCACAACACTGTACGCCATACTTGGAGCCGTAGGCTTTGTTGGCTGCTTGGTATGGTACATCTCACGCCAGGCCAGAAAGAAGGGGATAGCGGAACAGGTAGCTCGTGACCAGAAAACTGTCACGGAAGCCGAGTCCCAGATCCACGAAGTTCAGGCTGAGCAGCGGTCTCCAGAAGAGACCAAAAGGAGGCTCCGTGACAAGACCTTCTAAACGTTTGTTCACACAAGCCTTGTGCGTGGCCGTAATGGCCGTAGCATTAGCAGGTTGTCCTAAAGGTTATGGGATTACCTGCCCCACCATAAAGAAGTACTCGGACGAGTTTATTGCCCGAGCAGAGACCCAGTACGCCATGATCGAGAAGCAGGCTCCGGACGTCATCACGATGATCGACGACTATGGAGTTGAGCGGGACGCTATACGTAAGTGTATTGCACTTCAAATGGCCGACCGCAAGAAGAATAAGAAGTAACGTACCGAATGCTTGGTGGCCTTATCGTGGGGGTTATCAAGACAGGATCCGGGAGGTGTTGTGGCCTCCCCTCGCTTCCCGGATCCGCTCACACCCATCCCACATCCCACATCCTACATTCCCAATAGTGCGTGATCCATACAGGTGTAGACTCTATAGTTAGGTGTCTGCCTGAAGCGCCAGATCTGGGCGATCTGTTGTGTATCTGGCTCTACAACTAATGACCATATAAGATAGTCCCCATCGTGATAGCCTGCTAATGGAGGCAAGCCCCTCTTCTTGGCCATCATATAGTCATATAGGTCAGCCGAGACGAACGAATTGGCTAAGTCAAGTCTGGGGGCAATGATCAAAGTGTTGAATGGCATTCCACGTACAACGTTCAAAGGGAAGCATTTAAGGTCAGCCTTCTTAGCTACGTGCTGGGCGATCACCTTTCCGACTTGACCGCTTCTAGGTAGCCACGTGACCGCTTCTAGGCTTGGGGCCAGTCTTGGTAGATTCTCGATCATCCAGTCCACGTAGTGTGCCACTCCATGATGAGTCACGTATTGAATTTCCGTCGACGGGTTTGGTAAGAAGACTTGGTGGCTCTTGCTCAGTGACTTCGAAAGGTTCTTTAGGGCTTTAGCCAGAGACAAATTTTCTGTATTGACACCAACCATAGAAATTACCCCACAAGTTCTTGTTCACCCACTTCATGGCTTCTTTGCCTCAGGTACGGTCGGTCCCGCTCCCGCCTTCTTAGCGCGGTCGGCCTCAACTTTGATTTTCTTGGCAAGCGCGCGGTCTATTACCTCTTGCGGCATAATCATAAGGTTCTCGACGTCATCTACGTCTCCAAGGGCAATCTGTGACTGCGCGCGATCGTCATTGCCATGCCCCGTAAGGTAGTTCTCCAGCAACATGGCAATGCAGCATTGGGCATGTGCCAATACAGAAAGACCACTCTCGAAGTCAAGGTTGACACCTAACTTGAAGTCTTGGAGATGATGTTCAGCCGACACAATTAGACGATGCCAATCGAAGCCATCGCCTTCCTTCCAATTGCCTACTGAGTAGGCAATAGACCCATAATGGAAGGTTTTGCAGGTCTCAATGTAGGCCCTAACTGGATAGAGATCGGTCCTCACCTTTCCCTGGTCGTACTTGGTAGGTTGCACTACGCCACTGGCGTTCTTCTCAAGAAGGGGATTATTCATTTTGCACCGTCTTCATCGTGGGAAGATGGCTTGGCGGTACGTTCAGCAGGCTCCTGGGACTTGGCGGCTACTTCTGGTTCTGCTTTTGGGGTTGAGGCTTTGACGATGTACTTTTCCAGGTCGGCGCCTACTACACGATACAGTTCTGTGGGGGAATCCTCCATATATGAACTGAACTCTATGGCTCTGTCTGACAGCTTGACTGCCTTGTTCTTGAAGGGCTCAATACTGAATACTGCTTTGCCCTTCGTGATGGCATAGAGCATTTCCTGAATAGTCGAACCACCGATATACCCACCTACGTTAAGTACCAGTACTACTTGTGACATGTCGATCTTGCGCAGGTGCACGTGATCGAGCATTGCTTTCTGTGCCGGAGTGTACCAATCCTTGCCGCCCATCTCCTCCATCTGGGAAGGGAAACATGCTAATGAGAAGCATGGGTGCCCAGCGAAGGCTAACCACCTTGACCAGTCATGGTATGCCTTCTCGAAGCGAGCCGAACCTATTAGAGTCCAGGGGCCAGAGATCACATCGGTTACGGGTGTCTTCGTGGGTGCTTGGTCTGCCATAATATACTCCTACCTCTCGTTGGTTGTCAGTTACAGTCGCTTTGGCCACAGTCGATACAAGTCTTACAGCCTTCCTTCATTTGTACGTTGAACCCCCCACACGCCGTACACTGTACTGTGGTTCCTACTACAATAGGGTCACCTTCATCTATGTGTTCTCGAGCAATTCCAGCCTGTACTGTCTTCGAAACTATTGTCGCAACAACAAACTGTTCATTCGAGAACTTGGCCATTTCTTCCATGTCGGAAAACTCTTCGGCATGTTCTTTAATATGGGCCCCAATCTGTGCAATGATGGATCCATAGAACCTCCCTCCACTCCAAGAAGGGTTCATTGATAAGTTAATCTGCATTAACTCATTTGCCACCATAATAGGGTCCTTCGTAAGCTTCAGGTGCTTCGACAAGATAACCGATAGCGCCGTTGCCCGCTCAGTATACTGGGAGTTCTTGGACGATATAAATACTTCCTGGAGTTCTCCAACGTCGTTGTGGTTGATAGTCAGGTAGGTAGCTGCGGCTAATCCAGGCCACTTGATTTTGTAAGTTCTTCCTTCTAGAGCTATCGGCCGTTCCTTGGACGTTTGCTCCACGGCAAGGGCCGCTGCAGACCCACTAGGACCCACGCGCTGAGTATCGGGAGCCCCCAGGTCTACTCCCTTGAATGTATAAGTTGATCCACCATCAGGGCGTTCGTGTAAGGTCTTTCCAAATTGCGCTTCGTCTAACTCTTCAGTGGCACCTTCTTGGGGAGTGTCGGCTGATTCAAGGATCGATCCGCGTACCTCTGATTGGCGGTAAGTCGTACATCCTTTGCATCCTTTATTCCATGCCATCAAGTAGACGTCCTTGAACTTCTCAAAGGTAATATCCTTTGGGCAATTGACCGTCTTACTTACAGAAGCATCGACATACTTCTGTACAGCTGCCTGTATGTTGATATGATCCTCAGCCGTCAAGTCCTCAATCGTCGGGAAGTGCGATGGGTGCTTCTTGATATGCTCATATGCTGCCTCGATGCTCATTCCTACCACATGAGCATAGTAGCGGACTGAATAGGAGTATTCGGTGAACTGCTTATAGGTGTCGTCTGGTTGGCGGACGTTACGAGTAGTACGGTGGGCGAAGTTTGGTTCACAGCCAGAGGATACGTTCCCGTAGAAAGCCGACGTTGTACCGGTAGGCGCAACTGTCAGTAGCACGCAATTGCGAAGCCCATGCAACTTGATCTTGTCCTTGAGGCCATCGTTCTTTAGGCTGTCGACGAATGCCCAATTGAAGGTCCTAGGATCGAATGTAGGAGCAGGACCCTTCTCAATTGCGAGGTCGCAAGACTTTTCATATGCAGCTACCGCAATCTTCTTCATAACATTCGTGGTCCATGTGACGGCTTCAGGAGAACCGTAACGTAGTCCTACCATTGATAGTGCGTCTGCTAGGCCAGTAATACCAAGACCAATACGACGCTTGTTCTTCATCTCAACTTCTTGAGCCCCCAAGGGATACAGGGTGGTGTCGATGACGGAGTCTAATAGGGCTACCATGTAGTCAACAGCAACGATGAGAGTTCTCCAATCCATTTCAGCATTTGAGGAATAAGCATTGAGAATGAGACGTGCGAGGTTGAGATGTCCGAGATCACAGGCGCCGTAAGGTGGGAGGGGTTGTTCCCCGCACGGGTTCGTACACCTAATGTCCTCGACATAGCGAAGGTTATTCAGCCCATTGATCCTATCGATGAAAATGACTCCTGGCTCCGAATACTCGAACGAGGACTTCATGATGAGGTTCCACAAGTAAGCGGCCGGTACGGTTTCCCAACGATAGACCACGTCATAACCTACCTTGCCTTCAGTCCAATGGCGCACCTGCTCGCGACTCTTCTTTTCTTCTGGGGACCAGTCAACATGGACGGAGGAATGAACGAGATTCCAGTCGCCGCCTTCTTTTAGGCACTGCATGAACGCGTCTGAGACGAGAACAGAGACGTTGAAGTTTTTGAGCCTATCTTTGGTGTGCTTGGCAGTGATGAAGTCGACGATGTTCGGATGGTCGATGGACATTGTTGCCATCATGGCGCCGCGTCGGTGGCCAGCAGACATGATGGTCTTACACATGGCGTCCCAGGTATCCATGAAAGGCAACGGGCCTGAAGAAGAAGAGCCCGTACGTTTCAGGCGTGCCTTGTGGGGACGTAATGGGGAAAAGTCTACGCCGATACCCCCACCCATCTGCATGGTAAGGGCTGACTCTGAAAGGGTCTCGAATATGCTAGCGAGGCTGTCCCCCATCGTGCCCATGACATAGCAGTTCATGAGCGTGACACGATTGCCAGTCCCAGCACCTGATATGATACGCCCAGCTGGCACTAATACGCCTTGATACATAAGCTCAGCGACCCTAACAGCCTTTTCCGGATCTGACGGGAACAATGCATGAGCTGTGCGCGACATAGTCTGGTAGATTGAGGCTTCCAATGCACGATACTTCTTGTTCCATACCTCTTTGGAGAGGACAGTATCCCACAAGTCAAATTCATGTGGTAGGAGTGTGGCAGCTAACTCTGCATCCTTTACGGAGGGCATAAAAGGTTCCCTAGAGTCGTTCATTGCAGATGTCTCCGTTATTGTTATTGGTTAGGCGGATAGGTCTTTGACTTGCACTTTGATCTTCATCCCAACCAAGTCTTGGGGATGCTTGACCTTCGGCAATGCAGGCTTGTCGGGGCGGTTAATGATTTCCGATTGGAAGTTAAATGCACGCTGTGATAGAGGTCTTGCAGGATCCAGGTCTGTCATGATGTCGTTGCAACCTTTGATAGCGTCCTGCACCGTTAGGGGAGTTAGGAATGGATCATATTTGGCCAGCTCTTCTTGGCGACCATTCCAGTGCATTTGTAATATCCAATAATCGAGGGTTTTACCTTCTAAAGACCTTTTGGGCATTGGCATCTTTTATTCTCCTCTTCGGGTCATAGTCTTTTGGCTATTATTTATTATAGCATCTTTCGAAAGGAATATCAAGAGGCAAAATGATGGTCATTAAGCCGCTTCCTTTTCTGGGTACCAGAAGGACTTCTTTACCTTTTCCAAGTGGCCCCAACGGTAGCCCATCTTACCGTCGGCGACGAATGGGATATAGGTTAGTCCGTAGTCCTTAGGAACTTGTTCCATCACCGCTATAACACGACGGCCAAATGCCGAGATAATAGTATCATCGTCAGGAAGACTCCAAATGTTAGAGTCATGTACAAGATTACAAGGATCAGCATCATACTCCTTGGCGAATGAAGCGAAGACTCTCTCGGCGGATTCAAGGTTACAGTTGGACGCAATTGACTGGTGGAGAAAGTTCGCTGCCTCATTCTGTACCGCATTTTTGTTTTCCCAACCTACTACCCCAAAGCGTCGCTTGTTGCCGAATGGGGTTATGAGTGTAGCTCCTGTAAGTGGGGCCATACGACACTGGTCAATAAACTTCTTAGCCCCAGGGAACCGTTTGAACCACCCGTTGACCCAACGGTTTCCCTCGTCAAGACTGACCTTCCATTCTTCTGCTAGACTGGCGCCTGTACGGCCATATACGATGCCGAAGTTAACCATCTTGGCGCGCATCTTCTCGTCATCGGTATAGTTCGCACTAAACAGTGTGACCGATAATTCATGGTGTAGGCCTGGATGGCTAGGATCCAGGTAGATGGCACACAAATCAGGGCAGCGACTTAGTTCTGCTAAGCATCTAAGCTCGGCTTGGTTGTAATCGAACTCCACGAGACGGCGACCTGGAAGTGCAATGAACTGCGAACGAACCTCGGAGTCGCGTGGAATGTTCTGCATGTTGATATCACGGCTGGCGAGACGACCTGTTACAGACCCGTGCAGTAGATAGGAGCAGTGCACCCTCCCATCCGAATGGACGTTGGGACCTCTAGTACCTTCAAGGCTACCTTTGTGCTTCTTATCTGTGGGGTCGAAGTTGTAAAGGTTCTTGACGTAGGTGGAATGAAGCTTCTGGCTCTTCCTATATTCCTTAAGAAGAACGATGACGGGATTAGGAGGTAACATATCAAGGGTGTCAGCATCGGTCGATCGTGAACCCTTATACTTGGGAATCTTGACTCCGTCGTACAGGAGTTCGGCAACTTGTGGCGGGGAGTTGGGGTTGATCTCTTTGCCCAAACGGGCTTTGGCGACTATGTTAAGGCGTCTCTTACGGTCGGTAATTTCCTGCCGGAACATAACGTCAAGTTTCTTGGTCTGCTCTTTGTCAACAAGCATGCCGTTACGTTCGACCTCAACAAGGAAGTTGCTCCATCGGATTTGATGTCTATAGAGCTTTTCTAGGTGCAGATCCTTCGCTACTTGCGGACGCAACATACCGAATGATTGATTGGTGACCCCTATATCTAGTCCCAAGTATTTATGTAGTACGGGTGTAGGGATCTCTCGATAGGAAGCCTTCTTAGAGGAGCGGTATTGGTCTAACATTGCCTTCCAGTTAGGAGCATTGCATGCATCTTGCCCTACTTGCTCCAAGTCATGGATACCGCGAGTCTCGTCTAGGCAATAGGACAACATCATCGTGTCATCATCGACCACAGCGTTAATGCTGTCATAGTTGGATCCGGGATGTTGATTCAGCATCCTAAGGAACCTGATATCGAACTTACCATTGTGCCAACAGAAGCGGAAGCGTCTATCTTCAAGAAGCGCCTTGACTGCTGGGGTAGGAACTAGACCCTCAGGTATGACGTAGTTCTTGTCTAGCTGGTCCATCCGTCCAATGCCAATACAGAGGATGTCATCATCAATGGGTGAGAAGCCGGATGTTTCGATGTCCGTCCCAAGCTCGTCGCCGTTAGGAAGGGTTGCATGCCAACCTGCGATTTGTTCTTCACTAGTGAACACCTCGTGCGTAGACATTATGAACTTGGGTAATGGTACTCCGGTGAGGAGCATGGCGGCGGTTCGTACATCCTTTTTGAACTTAGGATATGAACCCGTCCCACGCATTAGGAAGGCTGGATGGACAGAAGCAACTATCCCTTCGGCTGCAAGGGCGCGATAGCTGTCGGCGTTAAACACAGTGCCCCGTATTTGCGTGATCTTGATGTCGTAGTCGCCTGTTAGAGACTGAACAGCTGGGCCACCAAGTGCAAGGATTACCTTCCTAGGATGTTTGCGGATGGAGTCTACGAGTCGTTGGTTGCAAGCCTTACAGGCTCGCTCCATCTTACTGGCTTCCTTGCCTTGGGGATGGCACATGATGGCATTGGTGTAGAATGGTTGGATAGGTTGTTGATCTATAGCCTTGAAGGCGTTCTTAATTACGGAGTCCAGCATCTTGCCAGACTCACCTACGAAGGGTTTCCCTTCCTTGATCTCGTTCTTACCAGGACTCTCGCCTACAATGACGAACGGGCTATCTTGGGGGCCACGGGTACCGCATGTAGCCGTCTTAAAGACACAACCCGCACAATTGTTAAAAGACATAATGCAACGCCCAAAATATAAATTCCAAGACGAACATAAGTACGAAGGTACCTACTACACCAAACACTACCACAAGTAAGGCAAATATGGCTGCATTGCCCCAACTCATGTCAGCTCTCCGTCTCTCCGATCAGGTCTCGCACATATTTGATGTTCTTAAGGGCCTGGAGTGTATGCTTCTTGGATTCCCAGTAGTCACCACGTTTACCATAGTCACTTTCGGCTAAGCAAAAGGGGATATTCCTTTGGCCAGCACGCACGGGAACTGCTGAGTCGATACCTTCGCAGACACCAGCTGCGGCACATAGCATGTCGTCAACTACATTGTCACTAAAGCCGAGCAAGTGCAATCTCCATTCAGGCTTTATCATCGTTGCCATTTGGATTAGTTGCCGACGGGAACCAAGCTGTTGGGTGGCGATCCTTGGTATTCCAATCCACGTAATATACTCGTGCTGCGAATACTCTTCAAGGCAAGTGGCGAAGTCTGATATTGTTGGGCCTTGCGGTACTGCCATGTATTGGTAGTTCCCTCTTGGTAAGCCCTTGGATATTGTGTCATTGAAGAGCTTCAGAGACCTCTTACCGCTCCCCATAACATCGGGCAATACCATCACGTCAGCATGCACTACCTCCGCTGCAGCGGCTACCAACCACATATCAACAGCATCGCCAAGTTCCACGATGCTGTTGTCCATGATTATAGTACAATCTTGAAACCAATCTCGAACCTTCTCGAAGTGTGCACGGTACTCATTCCGGTTATGTATGGAGGCAATTATATCATGGGCCAGCAATAGATGATATGAGCCATGGTGCATATGCTGATTCTGGTCATGATTCCAGAGTGACTGGAGAAGTGGAAGGGGGGCTACTGGCGCGAATCGTGTCATTGTTTGCCTCTTTGGTTTATGGCTCTGTTGACGGCTTGACGGATTTCGTGGGTGTGCTTCAATTGGAATATGATACCACACATAACTGAGGCTCCTAACGCTTCCAAGAACATACCAAGGTAGTGCAGTACGGGATCAAGACTTTGAGCAAGGTGGTATCCCGTAATCATAAGATAGACTAATGCGACTGCTGTAAATAGAATGGATAGAATAGCCCAAAAACCAGATGGCATGAGATTAACCCTTTCTTGTGAGTGCGAGGAACTCTGCCCGAAGGGAATCTACCGTAAAGAACTTTCCGTGTAGTCTGCTTGTGATGGTTGTAGAGTCACTACCCTGTACACCACGATGGGACACGCAGAAGTGCTGTGCCCTAATAACTACGGCGACGTTCTCCGTACCTAAGACGAGCATGAGTGTGGCGGCGATCTGTTCTGTCAGACGCTCTTGAACTTGAGGACGACGACTGAAGAAGTCGACGATGCGGTCCATCTTGGACAGACCGAGTACCTTATCCTTTGGGAGGTAGGCAACGGTAGCACGTCCTACGATCGGAAGGAAGTGATGCTCGCACATAGACTTAACGTCGATGCCATCGCGAACTACCATCTCCTCGTACTTCATCTTGTTGGCCACTTCCGTGCAGTCAGGGAACTTGGAATAGTCAAGGCCCCAAAACAACTCCTCCACATACATCTTGGCAAGCCTCTTGGCAGTCCCCTTCATGGAGTCATCGTCGGTATCTAATCGAAGTGCTTGCAGAAGATGGGTTGCAGCGTCTTCAGTTGCAACAAGGGCAGGTCCATATCTCGTAGGGAGTATATGCTCTTTAGTAGGCGTCTCGATGCCTAGCTCTTTTAGGTAGGCTTGAACCTTCTTGCCGAGGTCTCCGTTATTTGCCATGGTTAGACTCCTCTTGCGTTGCCCCAAAATAGGACGTGAAGTTGTGGCGTGACTTTACAGTCATGCAAGAACGGTTCTTGCAAGATGTCTTCCACCAACTGCGTATAGTGGTCTAACAGAAGCGGGCGGATCTCTTTGGCGGAGAGGCCCTTGCCATCGTTGATTTGGGGTGGGAACGGATTCCCAAGCGATAGATAGAAGCGTTGGCGGATCTGCGGCCATCTACCTAGCAGACCTTTGGCGAACTCGATGTCGACTTGGTTCATGATGACAACCTTCACAGACCAATCGGTTACGGGGAAACCAAGAGCTTTCCTAGAAAGTTTGTCAACATAGACCTGGAAGTCTTCTGCACTGAATTCTTCGCCCATCCCAGGACCCTTAGGTGAGACTGTCACATGATCGCACTTCAGAAGCCAATCTGCCCAAAGAGAGCCTTGGGTTTCGACAGCGATCTTGCGACCTACGTCATGAAGATTATCGACGAGGTTGTCAAGGTCATGCATGACTGGATTACCCCCACTAAGGGTGACCCAAGTAGCCACACGCTCAGAGGCCATCAATGCGGTAATGATTTCGCTGGTGGTCATCCGGATAGAATTCTTCTTGACTTCTTCTGGCAAGACAGCATGTAGGGAATCACACAGCGTACAGCGGAAGTCACAACCACCAAAACGGATGAACATTGTTTGCTCGCCAAGCATAGCCCCCTCACCCTGAATAGTGGGCCCGAACATCTCCACTACAGGAAACTTCCTATCCCTCTTGGGTATGGCTTCCTCGAGGGCAGCTTCAGCCTTCTCGTTAATAGCTTGACCAGATATGATGGTCCTATTGATAACCTTGATAACTGTCATGGCTTGGTCCTTCCGTAGATGGCGGAGTTGCCTGTGTGCTCGCTGACCTCGACAGCATCCAGGAAGACTCTTGGGGCATAGCCATTATCAACTAGCCAGATGTCTGAAGCATAATCAAATATCATCCGAGCCATCGCTTCGCAGCCGGTCGCTGGCACAACCACAAGTTGACAGAGACCGCGCGCTTCCAAACTTTGGATTGTACCAAGCTCCGGATCATCCTCGGCCACGATCGTTTTATGATCGAACATGTCTTCAAGCCATCCCTTAAGGCTCTTGAGCGATCCAAAGTCGACTACCCAATTACGGACGTCGAGTTCATCTGTACCAAAGACGAACTTGACCTTGATCGCATAGCCATGCAAGAATCTGCAGTGGGATTCTGCCCGCCATTGACGGAAGCAGCAAGAGAGCCCTACTGAATGATCATAGGTCTTAGTGCTCCAATAGGTATGTCCTTCTGTTGCTTTCGTCATGCTGAAGGCATCTCCTCGTTAGCTTCATGGTCATAGGTACGTGCGGCCTTCTCGCCTTCAGCCATATCTGCATAGACTGTTGGGTCATAAACGCCGGCGTTCTCGAAGCCTTCCCTACGGCTCCGACACGTAGGGCAAGTTCCACATTGAAGCTCGAGTCCTTTGTAGCAAGACCAAGTGTTCTGCCAAGGGACATGAAGCTCTTGGCCATGCATGATTACATGTGTCTTGTCGAGCCACTCAAGAGGCGTGCACAAACGTATCCGACGATAACTGCCAATATAAATCGCATTGGCCATAGCTCCAATAAACTCGGGCGTGCAATCAGGATATGCCCAATTAGCCGCATCCTCAGCGTGAGCACCAAAATAAATATCCGCCTCCACCGGTTCGCCCCCTTCATAGTCTCCGGCACGTGCTTGGATTCCGAGGTCTTGTTCTGCATTCTTCACGAGTCCTTCTGTGAATGCTGTTATCAAGGATAACATTGTGCCGTTGCGGAAAGGAACGTAAGTAGGCGACACCCCAACAATGTCGCTGTATGAGATGTCGGGCACGGCAGCCTTCTCGTCTGTCAGCATTGACTTCGGGAAGACATTAGGCACCTCAAGCATGTGGTGCGGTACGCCGAGTAGGTCGCATGAGAACTTGGCGTAGACGGTTTCCTTCAGGTGCCGCTGACCGTAGTTGACCGAGACTGCATGCAACTCCTGGTAAGAGGGTTTGGCGTGGTATGCATGGTAGAGGCACGTAGTGGAATCGACCCCACCACTCAATAGGACTACGGCGATTCTATGTGTCATGGTCTGACTCCTCTGCCTTTGGTTGGGGTGGGATTATAGATTGAGATGGGGCTGGGATGCTACCTTGTTCAGCCACGACGCAGTAGTTAAGACAATCGATGATTGTCTGTGCCCAAAGGTCGGAGTGCGAAGTGGCGATGATCCCAGGACCGTTAGGCTTGGGCTGAAGAGTATCGACGATGTTGTTGTGCACTGTACCCTTCTTGTCAATGGCGAAGCGCTCGGTCATGACTATCTCCATCTACTTGGAAGGAAGGTTGCTCGGATCATGAATTTCAACTTCGTCCATGGGGACTGGTTTCGAATGGATTGTATGGCTGCGATCTGGGCTACCTGTTGTTCCTTCAACTCCGTCTCGGGGTCGTTGTGCTTCGCCACTTCCCGATCGATTTGCTTCTTCACGTCCTGGATGGTCCCCAACATCGGCATTGGGACGTGGGAAGATTCCGGCAGGTCTTGGAGAGGGTGCATCTTCTTGAGGGAGCGTCGCGCCTTGATGGTCTGACCGGAAGATTTCACTTTGGGTGATTTGGCTCCGAACTTTAGGGTTGCTGTCTTGGACATTTGATTGTTCCTCGTGGGATTGGGGATCATAGGCACCAAACCTTTGGTACCGATCAATTTCTGTTACGTGGATTAGAATTCTTGTGCCAACCTTGAAATGTTGAAGGGCACCGGAGGCGACCAGTTTCTTTAGGTTATAGGGCGACTTGCCAAGCAACTTACAGGCTTTGCTGATCGTGACATTGTTCGTTGCAAAAGACATGTTGGTGGTGGCCTGGTCCGCATGTAGTTCGTTGGTGTGGTAGCGAGGTGATCGATTAAGACCACCCCGTAGGCACGTTAATAGATAGTTACGTCGCTGCACCTTCGTCAGTGGCTGGGGCACCCATGAAGGCCGAGGTGTCGGCGAGACCAACGACTTCAGCGACTTCAGTGCGCTTCTCGCCGTTCTGGTCTTTGCCGATCTTGGTCTTGACGCGGATGTTCCGCCCGACGATGTCGTAGTCGTCGAAGTTCTGAGGACGGAAGTCTGCCGTAAGAACTTCAGGGCACATCCGCGCTAGCGTACGTTTGCTAAAGGGCAATGCCTTCTCACTGAAAGAGACGTTGTGGAAGAGCTTGCGCCCTTCATACTCGCCTTCGGTGATCACATAGACCAGTGCCCACATAGGTAGGCCGGCCGATGCAGACAGCTTGTATTCGCCTTCATCGATAGTGCAGACGTAAGTGGACTTCGGCAAGACTTCATTCTTTGCCTCTGGCACCTGCGTCATATCTACGACGTAACCGCCATCTTCTTGTTCTTGAAGGAAAGCGGACTCTGCAGCTGTTGGTGCTTTCTTGTCGGTCATAGTTAGTACTCCTTGGTTATGACTTGGATGTTTTGGATGTTTGTAGGGTTACTAGTTTGCCTCCCTACTTAACCAACCCAGTAGCTTTCATGATCGAGGACATCGTAGGATCATCAAAGAAGGGCTTCGTTAGGGACGAACGACGCGTCTTAGCATCGAACTTCCCGCCTACAGGCTGCACATACAAACGACGAGGTGCATCCTTCTCTTCCGTCGGCTGACCCATTGTCAAGAAGCCGACGATATCAAAGAACCCTTGGATCTGACCAGACAACTTGCCAGTAAGTCCAAGAGTGAAATGGTACTTCTTCAATTCGTCCTGTTCGTATTGCTGCGAGCAGGTCATAAGAACGTTCATCGGTAGATCACGGAACGCCCTTACTAGAATCTGGATACGGGTGTGGTTCTGTTTGTATTCCTTGAACTCCGCTGTCGGGACGTCGTCGAGGAGTGACTTGTTCGCACTGGGATCAATGCCAAGCAACTCGTACATATTGAAGGCCTCGATCTCCGAGAGGCTGTCGACGATGACAGTGTTGTACTTACGCAAACGTCCATCATGGCTAGGGAAGAGTTGGTTCTGCATGAGCAACAACTGCTTCTCGTCACCAGCAATGCGAGCAATGCAATGTGCCGTTAAGAAGTCCTTGACGTATGAGCACATGCGGAAGTTCGTGACACGAATGATATCGATGTTCTCGGCCATCTTCACGCGGTCCGTATCATGAATAGACATGGATCCGCTCTCCGCAGAGAGCATTAGTACGTCGTTCATAGAAGGAACATCTACTGCGGATGCCCAAAGAGTTGTCTTGCCTACACCAGGTGCACCATATATAAGTGCTTTGAGGTATTGGTTGCTCTTCGTAGCAGTCGAAGACTGAATAGTGAACATTGGCTTCAAGCCAGGTGCTACTGTTGCAGGTATTGGCTTACTTGGAGCCGGAGCACTCTTCACTGCCAAGTCAGCAGGCGACTTTGCTACAACAGCCGCAGCTGCCTGAGCTGGTGCTACTGAGGCTGGAGTTGGGTTTGGCTTAGCTCCTGGAGGCGCTGTAGCTGGAATGCTGGCATTACCGCTTGGTGGCTTACTAGTGGGGGCTTGTGTTTGGTTAGCGTCAACCATTGGTTGGACTCCGTTTCTCGTTGGACGTACAGGCTTTCATCTTGCAGCTGACTCAACCAATCAGACCCGTCATCCATAGAGGTGCACGGTGATTCGAAGGGGCAGTAGATACAATGTCTACCTGCGTGGGGGTAAAGGGGTGTATTCGGGTCGATCATCTCGTAGGCTTCGAGGAGGATCTTTGCGCCTTCTGACTCGATCTGGTGGGCATTGCGATATACCTTGTCGCGCCGCACATACGGGTCGCGATCGTCATCTTCCATCATTGCCAGTTCATTAAGACAATCAATGTTGGCCTTGCTAGCTACCGTAATAAAGTTCTCGCCGTACATGTTGATGAGGGCTTGACGGTACCCACGATGGGTAGTATTCTGACGAGCATCAGAACTAACCTTACCACTAGCCAACATTCTGGCGCTCTCGGGGACGGCCTTCAGGTGTTGTTGATAAATAACTCCGGCACATGGGATGTTATAGATACATGCACAGGCCCAACAATAGGCGGTACATTGGGGGTCATTGGAGAAGTGACTTGTTTGCATTTGGGCTGCGGTCTTATATTCTATGATCCAAAGCATCTTGAGGAATGGATCATATGCAACTCGGTCCATCGTACCTCTGTAAACTACTTTGTCTAATTCAGCACGCGCAAGGAGATCAGCCGGTACGGGGAGCTCTATCTCAAACTGGACCTCTATCTGTGGTACCCCATCTACCACGTAAGTCTCGTACACAGGTCTCTGGACTTGCCATTCTTTCTCGTAGTAATCCAACATTCCTATGCCGAGAGTTTGGAGTTCCTTCCAATCGGTAGGAAGTCGTTCCTTGTCCATGTTGTAGGAGGATCGTACGAAGTCTACGAACGCTTCGGCTCCTGTGGGGTAATAATGCGAACCGTGGACACTCTCCAACGCGAAGTGCACCCCGGAGCCAAACCAGAGAGGGCTTGCTTTATAGAAGGGCTCAAGTCCCATTTTGAGATGCGATTGCCAATACCAACGGCGACGACACCCTTTATAGTTACCTCTATCAGACGTGTGGATGGCTGCGACACGTAAGCCTTGGTCGAGATAGCCTTGATTGTGGACATTGAAACGTGCCATAGGTTACCGAGCTGAGATGTCTGTGCGTGAATGCTTTGTGAGGTCGTTGAATGAAACAATATAATGTCTGTATAATACTACAAACAGAAAGGCATGTCAACAGGAATCTTATTGTCAGACCAAAAGATTATTTGAAGCTGAGCCTAAGCAGGATAAGACAAAGCATGACCACTTGGATGAATAGCAAAAGGAGTATGCGGTCAAGGTCGTCATCAATGTAAGCTAACCATTGGATTTCAGTCATCGCCTTGTTCTTCCTCTTCTACCTCATGGACGCCGCTTGCTGATTGGATTTGGATGGGAGGTATCTGTTCGCCCTTTTCGTCTGTCAACCAAGTTTGGTCAACTTCCTCTACGTCGATCTTTGGAAGTACTCGAAGCCCAACCTTTTCCAGACAGGCAAGGTGGGCGTGGTACTCAACTTCCTTGTACCCATACCTAAGCTTAACGTCTACGAGGTTCCTCCCTTTTACTATGATCTCTTCATGGCACAAGTCACACGTGTACGTTTTGGTCTCGGTCATTTGATCCTCCTAGCTTCAGTGTAGCCTTCTTTGGTGTTCGGAAAATGGTGCCACTCACCCTTCTTATCCTTCACCGCCAACTCGCTACCGGTGCCGTCACATACGTGACATGTCTGGTTGCCCTTCATACCTCCTAGGCAGTTCAACGCACGACAGCGAATAGCTTTGATCTTATCTTTGTCTGCACGTTCGGCTGCTCGACGAGCTGCCCCAAGCACACTAGTTACAAATGGCATAGAAACCTCCAATACTTGACGGGTTTAGTCATGGCTGATCTTCCTTACCTCGATTAGTCCACACTCATCTATGGCCATACGTTTCAGCCAGATGTCTACGTCCATCTTTACGCTAGACTCCCCAATGTGCCAAGTATGCACAAGGAACTCTCCATGCTTAGCCTGGCCATGCTTCGTTCCTGCGTAAGCTTTAACCTCGTAGTCATGTTTTGGGCGCCTCGGCATGGAATCTCCTACGGGTTTAATTTGCGGATTCGGATCTGATTCTCAAAAGCAATTTCAGTTTAGTTGGGTCGCCATAGATTGCATTTAGGTTCACTGCCTTGTGTACGAGGACACCCATTACATCTTCGTCATATGAGTTCGCCATTCGGACATAGAACATACGAAGGAAGTTGTTCAGGTTGTTACGACGATCAATACGATCCTCAGCTTGGTAGTTCTCATACGGGTCCCATTCGTAACCAAGGAAGAACCCCTTATCACAGGTTTCCATGTCGAAGGACTCCGCATATTTAATCACACAGACCCCCACACCTTTGGCCTCACGCCAGGAGGCAAGTCTCCGTTCGAGCTCATCAGGTTCTAGACCCCCCATGAATTCAAAGGTTTGCTTCTGGAGTTGTTCACGGATTGCTGCTGAGATGATCGGCACAGCTGCACGGAACGGGGTGAAGATTACACAATGTTGGGCAACAAACTCTACCTCTCTAAGTTCGTCGATGATTGCAGTCAGGCCGCCTCCTATACCCAATCTCGGGTCCAGGATAGCCGGGCAGCATAGAAGCTGTCGCATTCGTAAGCAGGCCGTCATAGGGGAGGCAGCTACAAGGAGCTCCCCACTTTCAAGTTCCAGGCACATCTCGTCCCTCAGGCTATTGTAGGCCTTCTGTTGTTCAGGAGTCATTACAGCATCAAGGAACATCCGACGCTTCTTAACTTTGCCTACGTCTGCCTTCCTAAGCAGTACGAAGTATTGTCGGAGGACTGCCTGCAGGGAATCGAGGTTCTTTGTGCCTTCAATCATTCGTCCAAATGGCGTCTCGATGACAATACAGAACGTATTGACCCATTTCCAATAAGAGCGGAAGAGTTTCGGGTTCATTAAGTTGAGGTACGTCCAAAACTGCTCCGCACCTCTACTAACCGGCGAACCGGTAATGATAAAAATACCAAGGTATTGCATTGCCTTGAGTGCAGCAAAGGACTTAGTCTTGCGACTACGAATGTACTTATGGGCTTCATCGCAAACGATCTGAGAGAAGTTACGGCGTACGATCATTGCTTGGTCACGTATGAACCAATCCCAAGTGGTGATGACAAACGGTTTTTGGGCTGCCCACTGAGCTTTACGAAGTGGCGTATTGCGCTCTATGATGACTTGGTATTTGGCCCACATTGCTGGATGATAGGCTTTCATCATACGGCGCCAGCCAATGAAGGCCCGTTTGGTTACAATGATCATGCATGATGGGAGATCAAGCTCTTCAAGTGCCTTTAATGTAGGCGGAGTCTTGCCCATACCCATCTCAGAGCCCAGACCCAGTACCCTACGCTTGACCATCATGGCAGTAGTATTAACTTGCCAGGGGTCAAACACTAAAGGTTCGACGTCTTCTAAAGGAAGTTCGCCTTGGCCTCCGATAGGCGAATCTGCAACCTTACCTTCGTCAGTCACTATGTTTTACCCCTAAGACTGTAGGACAGATTTCGAAGTCAGCATACTGCTTAATCCCAAGGTCATGATGCTCAGGAGCATCTCGATTGCCACGCCCATGAAGCCACAGCTGTAGGGACCTTTCCGCCTTCGCCCTTGTAGAGAAGAGCCGTGGGGGCGTCTCACTTGGGTGCCTTAGTGGGAGGTTCGTTGGCCCAACATAACTTGTATTCTGCGGGATATAATAAGCCTCACCTCTCAGCTTGATGCAGTAGTATTGGTTGGCCAAGTAGTCGATTGCATTAGGGTCAAGCATCGGGAGGATCCTTTTCTGGTTCGCCTTCGAACGGTTTCACGTCATAGACGTATATAGGCTTGATGCCGTCGGCAGCCATTATCATTAGGCGGCCGTCCCTGAGGTCAGTTTCTACCTCCTCAACCACGAGGCGGATCCGTCGGACTTCAAAGTCGTTTTTGTCGCGGCTAGTCCCATCCTTAACAACGGGGAACGCACCATCAGTGTTACCGAACTCGTCATGACTATAGTCATTGACATGAACGCCCTGACACCAAGCATGCATAGCTCTGCGAGCCGACCCTGCATGGAAATGAAGTCTTGGAGGTCCCATGTCGAAGGGCTTTGGTTCCGTATGGGTGAAACCCCGCTTCCTATCCATCTGCGGAAGGAACTTGCCGGTGGACTTTTGCATTACGGCATGATAGACCGTTGAACGGTTATAGTTCTTGTCGTCTTCATAGACTGTTGGTGTTGGTTTTGTCATCAGCACGACCTCGCTATCATTAGTAGTATGTTCACAAACACGACATATACAAAGGCTCCGACAGTAACGAAGAAGTATCGTACTGCATTTTTTCGATCTATGAATAACAGCACGATAGTTATCGCACATGTCAAACCCGCAAGGCCTAATAGTCCCATAACAAGCCAAGCCCAATCGCTCAAGAAGAATTCCCTAAGAGCACACGCCATCAGAATGGTACCTCATCATCTAGATCGGCTCTGCGTTGCGTTATGCCCCGCTTTTCAAGGATGACTTCGGGGACATCAAGAGGCTCTTCATCTGGAGGCGAATCAGCAAGATACTGCGCTACCGCGGCGTTGAGACTATCACTACCGAGATCCTTAGGTATCCATTTGAGTGCACGTTTCAGCAAGTTCCGTGCGGCCATCACATCCTTATCGGCGTCCGTGGCATCATCTGTGTCTTGCAGGAATGCAAGGATGTCGCCAAGCAACCCAGCATACTTAGGCTTTGTCTTCTTAGGTGGCGAAGGGGCATAGCGGCCATAGAAGGAAGAGACCCCAGCCATGTGCCCTTTCTTTTCGGCCATAACTCGCTTGAAAGTCTCGCTAGGTGTGGCGTAGGAACTGTCGAAGCTAAACTCGTTCTCGAAGGAGTCTTTGTCCGAGCCCACAATTGCCTTGACGAATAGATCGTCGTTGCTTTCGATTACTACGTTGGCAAGGTACATGAACATGTAGAAGGTATACTTGAGGGTACGATCTTCCGTTAGGTCCATTGCTCGGGTGAAGTTGTACGTGTACTTGGATACCTTGTCTTTAGGTAGGTCATATACACGCATCCCACGATAATAGACATGCCGCGAGGGTTGATTAAAGACTTCGACGCCATTCCTAGTATCATGGAATCGGAGTTCTAAGGTGGTCCTATCTAGGAAGACCTTGTCGCGCTCATTGTAGACGTCAACGAACTTCTGGTCACCAACAAGGATGACGGTCCTACCAGTCTGGTAGCCTTCCCATTTAAGTGGGTCTTGGTAGATGTAGTCCGTTTCACCTTGCTCATCACGAGTGTTGGATTCGAGTTCCCTAAAGGCTTGCCACAGTTCCCAATTCTTACCCAGTTCCGTTGTGAAGGGCAAACGTTCTTTGGTGAACCGCTTCATAAGCCCGTAGGAGCGTTTCATATGGATTGCCACGAATTCTTTACCACGAAAATCTTCAACGAGGGGTTCGAACTCATAACGGTCACTGCCAATCCAGATGACTAGTGGAATCTTATGGCGCATAAGGACTGCGATGGCATACTTGAGACCTGTACCGAAGAACCCGATCGGATTATCAGTCATGGGTTTGGAGTTGAACCCGAACGTAGTGAATGAACGGACGTCAATGAGCCCAGGCGTCCTAAACCCGATGCCAAGAGGTTCCGAGGGAGCTTGTATCTGAATGTGTGAAGGCTGTGGTTCGAGTAGTGTCTGGCCAGTTGTCATGTTAACCCCTTATGCTTTGTGAAGCTGTTAAGAGCTGCCAGTACCTCTGGATTGAGGTATACGACATTCGTCACGCGTATACCATCCTCAGCAGTAAGAACATACTGCCAACCATCGAAGGCTGCATATAACCCATCCCCAAGATAAGTCTTGCCATCGCTTGGAGGTTTAGGGCTAATATCTACAATTCTTGTCATCGTGCTGCTCCTCTGTAGTCCTCGGGACGGAGATCATCAACCTTGATGTCTTTGGCATTTTGGATTCGACATACGCACTGCCCATCTACATTGACCCATAGAGAGCGACCGTCAACACTAACGGTAATCTCTACGTCACCAACGTCACGCATATCTTTCATTGTCATTACCATTACATGTCACCTTCGTGTCTGAAGCCTAGGAAGATTGGGTGGCGAGGCAGATCCTTCATGCCAATAGGGAAGTATTTGTATTTAGCCTTTTGGCCTAGATAAGCTGGTCTATTATCCCAGATATGCTGTCGAGTGGCCATATCAAAACCCGAACCAACACGTAGTGGATCAGCGTACTTAGGATTGCTAACGACAAGAGCGCCAAGCATATTGCCTGGAACCTTTCCAGCTTGGTGAGCGGATCGTTTCTGGTGGCCGGTTTCTGATGTGAACTGTTCGTTTTCATTGTGCATTAACTCCTCGAATCCAACTACCTCGCCCTCTTCGTCAACGAACTGCTTCCACTTAAGCAGAGAACCCTCGTTGACGGTAGACCTGCCAAACTTATACGGGGCATCCTGGTGTCGCAAGATCATCCCCTCAGCACCGGTCTCTAGAAGGAAGTCCATGTGCCTCTTAATTTCTTCTGATTCCCAAGCAGTGAAGGTTGGAACAGCCTTAATACGTTTATCTGCGTACACAGAAATGGCGTTGAGTACGTTCTTCTGGTATACCTGCTCACGGGCAATAGCTGGGTAGTCAGGCATATCCCACATATCGAATACGAGGTAGGTGAAGTCAGGCTCACCACCTTTAGTCATTACACCACTAGTTGTTTCTTGGAATAGTTCCTTAGCATTGATGTCACCAACGATCAGTTCCCCATCCATGCCCTGAAGGTAACTTGACCTTAACTTGAAGAAGTCTTGGACGAAGTAATTGGGAATTGGTTTCATTGATCTACTTAAAGCGACGCCATCACGTATGACTGCACGTATGCCATCGATCTTGGGTTGGCACAGAACTGGATATTCCAACTTATTGAAGTCTACTGCCTTTGCAAGCATGGGTGAGTTCATCTGGATTTGGTCTGGTGTCTGGATCATGGTTAGGACTCCGGGTTCGTTGCGTCGTCGACACGCTTCTCGCTTGCACGAATAGCAAGAGCGTGGTTCAGGTGATATGCGCGTTCCAGCTCCACGGACAAGGGTTCTGAGGAACCCGATGAGCGTCGCCCCGCGTAAAAGGACTGCAACGCTTTCACAGGATCGAAGTTCTTCTTGGTGACCATGATCGCTTTCGACCAAGCCTCTTTGAGGCCGGTTGGGTCGAGAACTGTCTCGCCCTTGATCTTGGGGTTATGCACAGTCTTGAAGGCCTGGATGCCAACGGATTGCGGGATGTTGAGGATTGCAGCAAAGACGAAGAAGACGTCTTTCGTCCATGCTTTGGCAACTATGGCCTTTTCGTTAGGAACGAATCGGGCGACTTTCTTGCCTAAGGACTTGGAATGCATCATAACCTCCCGGAAGGGTTTCTCGGTAAAGGCAAGATGCAAGTCACGCAACTCTGATGGGTGGGTGGTTTCCCAGAAGCTGCCCTGAGGTGCTCTATGTTGGCGTAGGGGATGGTCTGGCGGTATAATGAACTTCATGATGTAGGACTCCTCTCTAAAAGGTGGTTAAGTCGTAGTAGTAAACGGTGGCCGAGCACAATACGCCTATAGAAATCGCTGACGCTCGGCCACCTTCGGTATGGTGCTTATAGACATGCTATAGGTCTGCCTAATTCACACCTACCTAACTGGGCTCCCAGGCGCCCCAACAATCGCAGTGAACGATCTACAGGGGACTTTGTAACCTGGGAGCTGTTCTGGTGCAAGACGGCTTAGGGACCCACACCAGAACAATCCCATGACTCTTACGAGCGCTGGGAACTTGTTCATGTTAGACGCCGAAGCGCTTGGCTTTGGATGCCTCACGCCTCTGCTTCAACTCAACGGCATCAACTTCGTCACGAACATATGCGTTGACATTCTCCATTGCCCTGATACGTTCAGATTCCATGTTGTCGCCTTCGTCCAAGGATACCGTCAACGACGTTTCGATACGTACGTTCTCGTACGTAGACTGTCCTAAGGACACCAAGACAGACTTGCCTACCGTGAACTCTTTTGCCTTTACCATGTGCTTTGACCTCTGATTAGCTTACTCTTTAATATACTACAAACAAAAGGAACTTTCAACGATTATTTAATGGTCGCCCCTCAGAAAGTTTTTGCCAATTCCTCAAAGCCGTCACGTATTAAGGTTGCGCGGAGTTCCCTGTCTGTAATACCGTATTGACGCATGACCGCCTTGATGGTAGCATTCCTCATGACATCATTGAAGGTCTGCGACCAGATAACGTAGTCGCCTTCATGATGGGTCGAGCTCCTACCTGGTTTTGTGATCGTAACTTCAAACCGAAGACAGCAACCCTTTCTGCTCTCGTGCCCAGGGATATAGTCATCCGCCCACTTCATGATCCGGGTGATTCGCCCTAACGAGCCAGTCTCGTAATCCTCAATGACTGGACGTTCATCGACCTTACCTCCAGTCTTAGTGAAATAGGTAAGGCGTTGGATGTCACTTGAGGCCACAAGATCCGGATACTTCTCTGGTATATTGTGTAGGTCGTTGATCATTGAGTTCATGTGCGTCTCCTGTTGTTGGCATTGCGTTGACGTCTGGCGGCTTTAGATTTAGACCGATCCTTTGTAGGCTTCTTTCTCGATGTGCGAATTAACACTCCGGAAGTGCGTTTATGGTTGCCTTGGAGTGTGACAGCAGCCATGATCATTGGGTCGTAGTGCATCATTCTGTGTTCCTTTCATAAGTCCAAGTACCTTCTTTGGGGAAGAATCGCCCACCTGTGATGTGGGGATCATGCTTGATCTTCTGACGAAGGTACTTGACCCAATGAATGTGCTTGCAGAGTGCCTTATAGGCTGGGCAAGTGCAAGTATACTCAATAGTACCCTTATTTAGGGTCTCGATAACGTGGTACGTTTCGAGATGCTCGTCATCAGGATCGAACTTGAAACAATTCCACTGAATGATGTCAGGTCTGGCATCCTTTCGAATGAGGTACTTGTTGTTACCTGGGTTAGGTCTGTAGTTACTGGCCATCACTTGCCTCCTATTCTGAGCAGGCGTAGCGGCGTGGGCAAGATCCGCGACCAGCACAAGTCTTGGGATGAAGGCAGAAGAAACCACCTCTGCTTCCGGAACCAAAGTAAGGCGAGCCTCCGTAAGGGAGTTGTTCTCGCTTGGCAATAGTTATCCCTTGGCCAGGCCAAGCCTTCTCGATGTAAGCTTGGGCTTCTTCCAGAAGGTAAGCCTCCCCGAGGGCTTTGTAGTCTGCAGTCTGTTCTGGAGTAAAGTTTTGGTAGTCGTAGTGCCACCCACCTGTGACATATTTGGTCTCTTTGACTGGCCAAGTATTCTGCCCGCGAAGAGCCATTAGCCTTTCAGTGACGCCCGTTTGGCAGGCCTGACTGCCGTTACTGAATGTTACCCATGTAGCCATGTTATTTGTCCTCCTTAGTCATTAGTGTGAATGTCTTTACCCTATCAAGGGAGTGTGAATAGACGTGCCTCCATCTTTTAAGGGCGTCCTCCCCTTGCTGACCTTCGAACACAACAGAGTCACCCTCACCATTATACATTACCCAGGTAATTAGGGTTGACTTAGCCATAAAGATAACCCTCGTAGGTAGCCCCAGCAACCCTTGACCAGCCTTGAAGTGTTCCCGAACTGTCTACCATCCTATCATCATTGTCGTGGACGACCCAATCGAAGACGATACTGACAGATCTCAATTCTTTGACCTTCTTCCTGCAGGCAGTCAAGTTCTTGGCAGCCCAACATACCTTTCTATTCTCGGTCTGGACGAATAACATCATGATGTTGGTCTCCTTATGTTATGGGGCGTTTATTGGCGGCTTGTTCGATGGCTGTCGACCACTTGACCTGCCGCTTGGCTGTAATTGGGTGGAATGGTTCGTAGTTGCCGTTGACGTCGACACGATCGATGGAATGGCCAAGAGATGGGGCTGGACCTACGAACGCAAGGAATCGTTCGAAGCCTTGACCATCTGGGTTGCCACCGTAATCTTGGGAAAGCCAGTCGTAGTGGATCTTGATTCCACGTCCGCCATAATACTTGTAGGCGACATGTGATGAGAAGAGGCAACGTTGATGCATCATCGTCCATATACGATATTCCCGATTGTAAATGGTCTTATTGGTCTTGGTATAGTGGCCGCAAGACCTTTTCGGATTGCCTGGTCTTACGAGATACCATTCGGGAATGGTGATACGAATACCGCACGAGCATTCAACCCGCCACTTCTTCTTTTGGTAGCTCTTGGCCTTAGAACCGGTCCTAACCCTAGCGACAAGAAGAAGTTCGCCTAATCTTGTGCCTGGGGAAAGGATTAGTTTGTTTGTGGTCATGTGTGGTCTCCGCTTTATTTCCTATTCTTTATATTATATAGCAACCCCTAAAAGTCTTCAACGGTCAAAATGATTGTCAAAAAGGTGGGCAGCTAATCCAGGAACGCAATACATTATCCCTTCATAGTTGCCCACAAGTTGCGTAGTCTATAGGCGCCTTAATGGGAGGTCAAAGGCTGACTACGTATAAGGAGACGACAAACTTCCTCCCAATTCGATTAGTTCATGTTCTCAGGGGCGAAGATTGCTACAAGGGCAGTGGCAGCTTTATCCAACAAGACCTTATACCTTACAATCTGTTCACGATAGATCTCATTGTCACCCCTTAAGCCTGCAACCTCCCTACCAAGGTCGAATAGCTGGTTATTACATTCCTGCTTTTCCTGACGCAGTTTGTTAATTGTCTCCGTATTCTCATTGAGCTGACTCAGGGCATATTCGTAGTTCTCACGAGAGGGTGGCCCATCTAGCCGCTTCTTCTCATTGGTAGCATCAGCACCCTTACTAATCCCTCTACCAGACTTGGGCTTGAACAACTTCGCGGAAGTCATGGGATTCCCATACATATCGACCTCATGCATAGGCGCACGAGCCGCGACCATTGACTCGCGCTCCTTCCATGACTTCTTACGTTTGCGCCAGACAGCTTTAGCCCTTGCGGACCTTTGCAGTGCGAGGATCTTGTCGGCTTTAGCTTCTTTGGTCATACGTGGCATGTTAACCTCCTATTGTGCTGTTGTGTAGGGCTTCCATTCAATGTCGTTGACTGATACGACGGAGCCCCCGACCGTATCACCATTATGTCTGCCCATACGAACCATATCGTAGCCTGATACGTACGTGCAGTACCCAAATACCCACTCCAACCGTTGGTTCGGAGAGAATGGTGGCGTTTCGAGACGCCACCAAACCATTGTTCCTGAGGACGGTCTTCTGTTACTCATTTTGGTCCCCGCTCCCTCACCTCAGCGCGCGTCTCATCTGTGTTATCCTTGTCCTGGCCTTTGGAATTGCGCCATTCGTGGAATAGGCGTGCCGATTCGCCTTGGATGGTAAGATGTTCCTTGGCATTCAACTTCTGCCATACGAACAACATCTTACCATCCTTCGTAGCCCGGATGACTTCGTACTCATACGTGTGCCCAAGTACCCACCCGCACGAGATCAGGTAACGAGAGAACTCGTCCAGATGTGACTTATGCATTAAATCCCGTCTACGTGAAAAGTCCTTTGCCATTATGCGAACCTCTCGACAATTTGGCTGACTAGGTAGCCTACCATGGCAGAGGACGCTACCATGAGGAGGGTGTACCCAAGGAAGAGCATGGCATACTTAATGTGTCTCATGGTACTTGAGCCTTCGATCATAGGGACCAATGTCTGTAGCTCCGCGATTACGGGTATTATGGTCAGCGCACATCTGGCACATACGATAGGGACCCTCATTGTGTTGGGTGTGCATAATCATCCTCGTGGCAGGTTGATTGCATGGGATGTAGAACTGACTCGACATCATGGATGCCTCTTCACAACAGTGTTCTTTAGCCTTAAGTTCTATAGTCATTTGACCACCTCAAGTTTCATGTTCAGCTGTCCACCCCTCTTGAGGGAGTTCACGTAGTTGTCACATTGTACCTGGGTTCGCCTATCAGGGAGAAGTTGACTCATTGATACGTACGAGGCCCGACGAATCCGGAGCATCTCGAGCTTCTTGAATGTGGGAACCCCTTTGAGGGTCAAACGAAACTTCTGCCACTCCTTGTCGTTGGTGCAATAGTCCCGTACCTCGGAACTTGTGTACGGAAGGACAGTGAACTGCCACTTCACAGTAATGGTTCTTTGGTTTTTGTTGTACGAGTACATTGCGGCCTCCTGTTCTTCTGATTGTGCTTTTATTATATAGCTACCAGCAAGTAGTCATCAACGGTTAAAATTCTAGTCGGCCTTTTTGTGGAAGAGGGCATGATAGACTGCGTGTCTGAGGGCATCACGAGCGTGCTTCTGCCCAGTGGTGGGGGCGTAGAGGTTCCACATGCGAAGTTTCTCGTCGGTGACGAAGCCCTTGGCAACCTGTGCCATCCTCATAGTCGAAGGAGCATTATGCCTATGGGCTAGGACCTGCACAAAACCAACGACCTTAATTGTGTGGACGCTGGACCACTTGTGGTCGTCGGATTTCCAGTCGTAGATCTTATAGTCCTCAATCGCCGACTCTGTAGGAGGCAGGTTCATCTTGATCCGATAGTCCTCCATCTCCATGAACAGGGCAGCTAAGTTACGATAGCATTTGGGAACATCATTGATAGGCGTTTCGATTTGTCGGAGTTCCTTGACTTCATAGTCATACATGGCGCAGAAGCCTGTGGTCTCTCCCGGGTCAAAGGCGAGTATGAGGCCACCGAACGGGGTAGCCCCTTTGACACGTGTTGCAAAGTCTTTGAGGATCATCCGTTTATGCCCTCAAATAAGTGCAGAACCAATGCCCCATCCTGGAAATGGGCAGTACCGCGGTAGATGAGGTGGGGATCTTCAATATAGTGTCCTGTACCCCACACTACGAAGTTACGTTTGACACTGGGTCTTGATGAATCAACCTCTGCCCAGAAGCATAGCAAGTTTCCCTTCTGGGCATGAACGTGTACGATCTTGGCGTCTTTAGGCATTTCGAATTGTGCCACATTCGTGAAGAGCCCAAGATCAATGGAGTACTTCCAAACCTGTCTCATGCCAGTCCTCCTAGTCCATCCTTACTACGTCAAAGCTGCCATCCTTTTGCACGATGGCACAAACCGCATACTGGTACACGATGAACAGTTCATCACGCACTTGCAATTCTGCCACGGGCTTAAGTGTTGGATCGCCCGGGTACTTGAGTGTCTTTCTTACCGGGTCGAATATCCATTTATCCTTGCCATACGGGGAGTAACCGCCTCCATGTGCGTAGTTAGCTGCAATCTGGTCTTTGATTGGTTCGGAATTAAACTCACCAATGAAATCAGGTAAATAACCAAGCATGCCTTTTACTTGGTTACAGGTAAGGGTGTCATCAAGTTGTCTCCACATGGTTAGCCCCGTTTTTTGCGGGCTTGGTTGGACAACTTAGTGATAGCAGAGACTTTGTCGCGGAGGGGCGATTTGATCCGAATGTCCCGAAGCTTGGATACCATCTGATTGGTATCGACGGAGTCATCGGCCATAGCCTTGACAGCCTCATCGACTTCCCTTTGGGCTTGGACTGCCATTTCAGCTGCCATCCTAAGCTTGTCCTTGGCCGCGTCATACTTCAAAAGGAACTTACCCATCATGCTCGTTTGGGCATCGATGACTTCTTGAAGGGATTGGGCATGCTGACGCTCAGCTGCCTCGACGTTCTTCGTGAGGTTGGCCGCTAAGTGCATGAGGCTCGATTTGCCATCGATCGAAGCTTCGTTGGGCCGGTTGAGTTCTTCTGGACTCATCATGCCAAGAGGGGTGGGGGACTCAAGTCCGTCTTGAGGAATGAGTTGGGTCGATACGGAATTAGGTTTGGTGCGTGACATAAAGTTCATGATTGATCTCCTCACTGTGGGCCTCATAAGTTTGGGTATAGAAAAGGGTAGGGAACGAAAGA